TGTCAAGAAATAATAAAAAGAAACCCCCGAATAAATTCGGGGGTTAAGTGTTCAAAGTGGGAGGGTTTCGAACACTAGGGGGAACCCTTAAAATATTTATTAAGGGCAAAAATATCTACTGGTAGATATTGAACCTTTTCATACATGTTGAACGTGCTAACCCCTTCCAGTTATCATAGTTCATTTTAGCAAGATCGGCTATTTTAAGAACCATTCTTAATGATATCTCTCTGAGCCTTTCTGCGTTCTCATGCATAAAGTCAATTATTTCTTTCTCAAAATCTTTTGAGAAGCCATATTCTTTCAACATGCCATCTCTAACGATTTGATTAATTCTGATAAATTTGTCATCGTTAGAATCCATTCCTAAGTCTATGTAGTGACATCTACTCATTAATGCTTCTAAGTGATCTTTAATCTTTTTACTTCTAACATTCTCAAAATTAACATTAGTAATAAAGATACAACCACCTTTAAAATCGAATCTGTCAGGCACACCTTCACGTCTTAGTGCATTGGATTCTGCTTTCCAAGTAATTGTTCTTTTCTTACCACTATCTAAAACTGCTTTAAGCATGTTTAAGCAAATTTCATCAAAAAGGACACTATCACAGTCATCAAAAACTAAAATGTCTCCTTCATTTGAATTGTTAAAAAGTGTTTGGTATAAGCCAATTGGAGTCATTGCACCTTTTACAATTTCAGTTTTAACTTTACCACCAATTTTAGCCATTGCATCATATTCTTCAAGAATAGTTTCTACACCAAAACTTTTACCTACTCCTGGAGGGCCTGACACAATCAATCCTCTAACAACACCGTTAGCAACTGCATCAGTCATCTCATCAAGGATTCTAAATCTTTCAGCAATTCTATCCATTGTTTGTTTAGTTGATTCCTTCTTTTTAGGCTTCATGTTTTCAGGTATAAAAGAATTATACTCTTGCTCTGTTGCTGGAACAACCTCTGCTGGAGAATCAACTAATACTCTGATTTTTGTGAATTCTTCTCCCATTAAGGCAGTAGCATTTACAGTTACAAATGCTCCTCTTTTACCATATGTTACCCCTTTGAGTAAAGGGAATACTGCGTTTGTGATTGGCTTACTTCTGTGTATGCCATTTTTTATTTTAACAAAGTTTTTCATATAATGCCTCCCACGGCTTTATTTAAATATAAGTATATTATAGCAAAAAAATAATATTTGTCAAGCACCTAGTAAATTTGAAAATATTGAAGTTATTATCCAATACATAACAAATAGTGCTATAATAGTCGTAATACATCCTTCTAGGCTGTCAAATGTATCTCTTAAGATATATAAACCACCAAATAAAAGAATTAAATAAATTATTACTGACATATATTTTTTACTCCTTACTATATTAGTATAGCAAAAAACTATTATTTGTCAAGTGTTTTTAGATGTTTCTGATAACAATAATACCGTATCTATCCATAACAACGTTCTCGCAACCTATTGAATTTATTGCATTAAATACTAGGTCTATCATACGTTGTGAATTACCGCATATAATTGTTAGGGGGATTTGATTTTGGTTCATTAGAACAAAGTTTTCAACCATGAGCTCTACTTCATGATGTCTTACTCCGTGTAAGTCCAATTTCATATTTCTGTATTAAGTAAAACTTGTTGATTGTGTTTTAGTATAGGCATCATATCCCAATACATTTCGTGTAATTGCTCTATTGACATGCTAGAAAGTTCTTTAATTACTTCTATAATAGCATACAATTTTTGATCTCCATTTAGATTATCATAATCTTCGTTCCAATAATTACTAAATGTTTTATATCCTATACTCTTTAAATGCTCTAAAACTCCTGTAGGACCATAAATTATTTGAGGATGTAAATTCAAAATAGGCCTGGTAATTTTTTCTGTAATAAACATTTCATTATGGAAACTTTTAAAATATTCATTTACTTTATCGTCCCAATGATAATCACAAAGGGTATGTGATTCGGAACTTTCGGTTGTTATGGTAAAATAACAATCCTCATATAAGTATCTAAAATCACCCACTTTGTTCCAATCCAATCCATTTACAGCAGGATAACTTTCAAATATTTTATCATATATCTGATCCCATGTTCCTGATAAATCAAATTGTATTGGTAATCTACTTTTAACTTCTGGTGTTAAAAGATTTGCCCATTTTTCATGTTTCAATATAGGATCTTGAGGATTAGGATTTAATAAGTCTGGATAGGCATGAAAACTAGTATAAGAATTTTCTATATCTATAAGATTATTTTCAAACATAGCCAACATAAATTTTAATCTATGTGGCATTATGTTTGCATTTAAACAATTATATTTTTTAGAACGTAAATGTGTTGGTGGTTCATTTGTGTATATAAGTTTGTCATAGTAGCCACTATTCTTTCTGTACAAATAAAGTCCAAAACATTCGCTATTTACATTTATCTTGTCTGGTGTTTCTGAATAAAGTCTATGCCAGTTATCATAACTTTCCTGTATTTTTTCGTTACTACCATTATATGTAATGTCACTGCAATTTACATTGTATTTTTTTGCAAAATCATGTATTGCTTCATAGAATATTTTACCATTCACAAGCCACATAGTGCCTTCGCATGTATAGTTAAAAATAACTTTGACTGGAGTATCTGGATTGTTTTGCCGGAAAGATCTAAAATCTTTAGTGAGTGTTTCTGTAAAGTTTTCCCAACTATGCCAGGTTCTTTCCTGGCAATTTAAAAGATTATATTCAAATATTTTCATTAATCAATTACTATGTCTTCCATACCTGCTGTTCTGAGTCTTGTTATGTGTCCAATTTGCCATTGTTTTGTGTCAAGACCTTTCATTATACCCAAGTATTTATTTCTTAAAAGACTGAATTGATTAACTAAATGAGTTAGATTAATTACACTATCTTCACCATCTACAAACTTTTCTGCATCACGGCTACTAAGTGTTCTATTATAATTTTCTAAATATTTTCTAAATGTTTTAGAACGTTCTTTGCGAAGTTCTATATTTAAATGTTCGAGAATTGCTTCAATCTCTTGGAGTTGATTGAAGCGAAACTCTGTCAGACCGGGAAGGGAGGCGGAGGCTTTCTCCAGACTCCCTTTGATCTTAACTTCCCATCTTGCATCTTCTAGTTCTTTTTCATAGTATGCTATCGCATCTACAATATTTCCTAGATCATCAACAATTTTATTATAATGGGTCGCCATTAACTATCCCCAATCCTCATCATCCTCTTCATTGTCAAGGCCGATATCAAAATGACTTACTATAGCCGCCTTCATTACATTGTCGAATTCATTTAAATGATCTTCTACTTCTGAAATGCTGACGTTATCGTCAAAAGCTCTAACAACTTCTTCTGCTACATGAAGTCTTTCTTTTGCTGGAATAAACGATTTAATCGTGTCCCAGGTATCTAAAAGTAATGCTACTTCAGGACTCATCTGTGTAATCCTCCATTTCTGGTTCTAATACGTCAGGGTCTATATCCTCAATAACATCTTGCTGTGCTTTAGGATTTTGACCCCATTCATCTATAATTAGTTGAAGTTTTTCATCAGTCCAGCCTTTCCTGAACTCTTTAATTTCTTCACCAGTTACAGGTGATACATATGAAAGTTTGTTACCCGCTTTAACCACAATGCCTTTGGCTTCTAACATTTCTAACATACCACTAAAAGGATCCATTCCTGTTTCATAAGGAATCTTAATTTGCACACCTTCAAAAGGTTTGCTGTATCTAGACTTCATTACTTTGCAGGCCGCTCTTATACCTTGCACAGAAGATACTTTGTTTCCGTCTGCATCTTCTTTTAGTTTAAGTTTTTTAATTGCAACCACAATACTACTTGCATATATAAAACCCTGTCCGCCTGATATTTTGTCATCAGGATCAAACATGTCTTGTGATGCATAAGTATGGTTAGTTGCCACTAGGGCAATAGGGAAAGGGGCAATCTGATTAACAGTATTCCTCACCAAGGAGGCTAGTGCCTTAGGTTTTCTACCCATGTCCCCTTTCATATCGCCTTTGTTGAATTGATCAACGTCTGTAGGAGTTAAAAGCATTCCTAAACTATCAACAACAAAAACAAGTTTTGGCATTTCATCATATTCCAGATCGCCATAATTTGCTTTGTAGTCTTTCATAAATTCAGATATTGCTTTGGCAACGTCGTCAATCATGCTGACACTAATTCTCAGTAATTTTTCTGGACTAGTATCTACATCTAATGCCTGTAACCATTGTTCGTCCAATGCATTTTCAGAGTCAAATAATACTACCTGACAGCCTTTATTTTGTGCATTTTTAACAATGTTTCCAGAACATATAAACGATTTACCAGAACCTGACTCACCTGCAAACACACTTACTTTGCCTAATGGAATACCTCCATTAAAGTCTCCACTAATTAAATAGTCAAGTGTTTTGTTACCAGTGCTAATCCAATCCCTAGGGTCATGAAAACCTGCACTGATTCCAGTTATGCTCTTTGTCAGTCCAGTTCTGAACTTTGTTAAGTCAAAAGGTTTTTGCATGATGTCTCCTTAACTAGATTGTCTGTTTCTAATCATGTTAAGAATGTCATCTGCTGACTTCTTACCAGTGTCTCCACTATCTGCTGTTGCAGGAGCAGGTGCTGGTGCCACTGCTACTGGTTCTGCAGGAGCAGGTGCTGGAGTTTCTACTACAGGAGCCACACTCTCTGTTGCAGGCTCAGATACTGCTGGAGCAGGTTGAGCCGGTGCCACTGTTGATTGTGTGCTTGTTCCTGTATCAAGTCCATAGGGTTTGTAAAAGTTACCCCATTTTGCTGGATCATACAGTTCTCCATTTACACTTGCCTCAAACATTTCTGCAATCGCTTGAACACCTTCAGGTGTTGGTTTTGCAGGAATGAAATCGTTTAGGTTATACAAACCATGTGTATCAATTGCCGCCAATTGTTCTTCAGTTAGAGCAGTTTCTTTTCTTGCCCATTTAGAAGTACTGTAGTCTGCATACTGTCCTTTTGTAGTTTTTGCTAATCTAAAATCAGTACCTGCAACATAGTCTGTTGGTAGGTTTTCCATGTCAGGATCCATGAGTGCTGATTTGATTATATTGAATATTTGTGGTCCAATTACAAAACGTCTAATTGGATTTTCAGGTGCTTCTTCATTTAGGGGATTTTCATTTACAAAACCCTGGAAGATGTAACTTCTTTTTTTCCAATATTTTCGTCCCATATCCTCTAATGAGGGATCTTTAAACCAAGGTCTAACCTCAGTTAAGACTGGACATGTTTCTCCTGAATACATTTCCATACAAGGAACTTGTACAGTAGTTGGTTTTTGATCGCCACCTACAACTCCTGGAAATGTTAGTCTTATCATTTGTCGTTCTACCCAAAAGAACGTGTTATTTGGATTAGCATCAGGTAAGAACCTTAACAAGGTACTTGTTCCTTCGTCTATATTCCAAAATGGGTAAATTGCGTTATCGCTTTGAGCTAGGGAACTACTGCCTGGTTTAGATTCCATTGATTGTAGTTTTGCTCTGATTTCTTGTAAAGATGCCATAATGTTTTCTCCTTTTATGTGCCATATTTCGCCGTACCTTCTGTGTTTAGGGTACAACTCTTTTTTTATTATAATGCCTTGATGTAAAAAAGTCAAGTACTTTCTTACAACTATTGGAAAAATATTTTCCAACAAATATATTTATCTAAATGTTTGTATTTTATATGTCAAAACGGTCCATAAATGCTTCATATGATTCTTCAAAGTTCATTGGAGCACCTTGTACCTGTGTGTTATTTTGTCCTGCACTAAGCAAACAACTTTTAATAGCACCATATTCAAATTGATTTAATTGTCCTCCTGAATTCAGTTTATTACTAATACCGTGTAAGTATTTTCCTAAAACTGGGTCTTTTGCTGTATTGCTGAGAGCACCAACTCTGTGTCCTAATTGTTGATGCAATGTTTCGAACTCTAGTAAATTGTCTTCTGCTATAATGTTTTTTAATCCAGCAAATGACTCTAGTTCAATTGCTTTTGTAATTTTGCTTTCAAAACTTCTTTTTCTGCTGGTCATTGCTTTAAGACTTTCCATTGCATTTGCAACCTTGTCATCAAAATGTGTTTCAGTAAATTTAGATTCAAGATCTAAATCGTCTTGTAATAGTTCAACATTGTTATAGTCTTTTACACTTTCAACTGCATTTGCATAGCTCGTTACGCCACTTAAACTCTTAAATGTTGATTTAATATTATTAATATTTTCCATTGCTAACGTCACAAACTCTTCATTTTTTTCATTTACTAAATTTGATCTGCGTACATAATTAACAAACTCTTTTAATTTTTTAAACTCTCTTGACATTTCTGTAATTGCTTCACCTATCTCGTCAAAAGTTTCTCCGCCATTGTGCAAATGTCTTGCCATTGCTCTTGCGGCTGACAGATTGTTTTCTGCCATTTTAAATTTTTCTTCGCCTCTCTGAATTAGTATGCTGTGAATATTTCTGCTTCTTGCACCACGGACTTCTTCATTAACATCTTTATTGTGTCTTACAATAATTTTAACATTATCTGCTAATGGTTGATAACTGGATTTTCTGCTTCCTGTCATTTTTCCTAGACTTGCTTCTGTAATAGAGTCTGAAGATTCCTGTTTTTCTTCAAATGATTGAAAATAGCCTACTGCTTCTAAAGCCTGATCAACACTACCAAGTTGTTTAAATTTATTCATAAAATCATTTGCTTGTTGAGTCATACCCTTTTCTTTCATTTCGTTATAAAACTTGTCTGCTAATCCTTTCTCTTGTGCTTCTTGCCCTAGACTACTTGCTGTTGAATCCATTCCTTCTTCTACACCTGCAAGTTTTCTTAATATATTTAATTCTTCTGACATTAGATCTACCTCTTTGTTTTCAACTTTAGCAACGTCTAACTTTTCTCCTTTTGGTTTGATCTGCTTATCAAACACTGAATAATCAAAGTCTAGCAGATAATCATGTGCTAATTCTTTTAACATGGGTCTAATTTTTTCTATAGACTCTCCTGGAGTACCTGTTTTTAAACTTAAATGCTTATCTAAAGGATCTATTCTAACTAATATGTTTGGTGATTCAACTGCAAATCTTGTAGCCTCCATGGGATCTATGACTAGATCTCCTTTTTTATTATAACTACTAACTTCAAAGCCAAACCCTTTAAGTATGTTAAATGTTTTTTCTGCCACTATCTTAATGTTCATACGTCTATTTATCTGATTTTAAACTCTTACCCACATGTTGTTTAAAACTTTTTTTACGTTTTTAACTGTATTTTCAATGTTTAAAATAACCCAATAACTAGGATGTCCTCCTCCATTAAACAAATAATGCTCTTTTGTAGTGTCCGCAAAATATACAAAACCATCGTCCCATTGTGTTATCTTGCCATCTATTACAAAGTTAAAGTAAGGTGCATTAGTATATTGTAAGGGCACAATCAGCCTAAAACAGTCTATAAAAGGCTCTCTGTGATCTCTGTGAGGAGGGAAAAATCCTCCTGGATCTAATCTTAAAAGATGTGATCTCCAAACACCTTCTCCAAATTTATCTAATATGGTTTTTAGTTCAGGATAATCTGCTACAGGCGTTCTGGTAGTAAATGAATGTTCTCCATAGTTTTTGCCTTCCTGTTGATTATACTCTCTCAAACTATCTAGGTCAGGATTACCTGATACTCCGCCATCTAAACTGGTAATACTTAAACCGTACCTGTTTATTTGCTTACGTGGATTATATTGTTTCCATTCAAAATTTTCATATACCCAATCTAAAAATTTATCTGGATTTATGTAAAATCTTGTTTTAATTTGTTGGCCGTATAAAGCCATTGAATTATACGCACTGGCATTTAAAAGTATTTCTTGTGCTGTTTTTCTTTTTTGCATCATAAAATACCAATAGGCATAGGCTGATCATCATCATCCAACCCATCATATCCGTCATTATTTAAAGGATCTACTGATAAACTGCTATTTACTGCATTAAAAACATCATCTTCAAATTGGCTTATATACTCTGTCATTCTTATAGCAATAACTAATGCCATAACTAAGTCGTCTGTGGCACCTGGTTTTGCTTTAAAGGTATTACCAGAGCTAACAAAGTTTTTTAATTCACTTATAAGTGCTTTGCTTTTTAAATTAATTCTACTACTTTCAATTAAACGTTTTAATTGAATACATGCTTCCATTTTGTTTTTATGAGTTGTATGATATCCTTTCCTGCCTTTTTTACCCTGTATCCTTTTAGGCTCGTGTAAAAAATCTCCTGGAAATGTTTCTTCTCCTGTGTCTCTAATTACTACAAGTGCCGCTTCACCAATAGCATTATTTTCTACAGTCCAATAAATTTGGGATAAACTTTTTGTTTGATCTTTTATGTAATGCATAATTTCCATCATTACTTTCATTTGTTTTTCTATAGGAGATTTATTATGATACCATTCTGCTACCTGATCCATACTGGGTGTTTCTATAACTTGTATAGCCGCATTGTCGCCTCCTGTTCCACTACTAGGATCTAATGTAACCAAGTATATGTTATCAGGCGTTGGATCTTTATACCATCTGACATTTCCCATAGTAATTTTAGGATTAACACCTTCCATATTGACTAGCATAAGTGGATCTATAAGTGTTTCGTCATATATAATAAATTCACATTCGTGTTCTCGTCTAAATCTTTCTCCACCAATTCTACCCCGTTCTTCTGTAGCCCAAACGGCATCTCTGTCAGGGTGCTGATCCCAAGTAGCCAACAAAGGTTTAAATCCATTTACACCTATGTCTTGTTCATTACCATGCTCATCAAATAATTTATTTGCTTGATGCCAAATACTTGCAAATGTATCTTCGTCACTATTAGGTGTTGATGTAATAATACACTTACCTCCTGTTGCTAGTGTGGGGGATAGTGCTGTCCAAAATTCAGCCGCAATACGTTGAGGCACAAAAGCAAACTCATCTAGATATACTAAGGTAAGCGACATACCCCTACCAGTGTTTTCTGTAGTAGTGGCGGCAACAATTCTGCTACCATTATCAAAACTTATACTACCTTTATTGTATTCTGTTACTCCTGCTCTTATATAATCTGGCACACTTTCGTATGCATATCTAATACGTTGCATAATTTCCTGAGCACCTGCTTGTTTATGAGCCGCAACTAATATTGTACTGTCAGGCTTAAACATAGCATACCACAACAAGTATCCTGCGGCTACAGTGGTTTTACCCATCTGTCTGCCCAGCATATTAATACTGTATCTGTAATTGTTATAATTTTCTATTAGATCTAACTGGTATATAAAAGGTTCAAAGTCTATACCACCTTTTGTAGGATGTTGTATTTTAACATGCTTGGTCATAAAATATCTAGGACCGCTCACAGGATCAGCACATTTTTGAAAATCATCTAATTGCTCTGGGGTATAGGCTGTTTTAGTATAGCCTTGTTTAACCAGACTGGTATCTGCTGTTCCTCTTGCCATACTGTTATTTATAAAGGGAGGGTGTTAGGAAATGCTTTTTTTCAGTTTATCTTTTAAATAATTTACTAAAACTTGCTTGTCTGTAGAATATTGAGCATCATTTGGAGATATAACCATCATTTTACTGTCTGTAGAATCATCTTCTGGTTTTCCGCCACAATGTGGGCAATCTTCACCACAACCACATTCGCCATCAACTACTTCGTTACCACAACAATCGCATACTTCTGCTTCTGGCTGTTCCTGGCCATGTTCTGGTTCGTCATGTTCTGGCTCATCTGTATTATCTGATTTTGGAAGTGTAATACCTGCAAGTCTTAATACATCATGTAATTCTTGCATACTGTCTGCATTTGCACTAACAGTAACAGTTGCATCGCCTTGCTTTTTAGTTTTGCTATATGTGACTCTTTCTGAATCTTCATCTTGGCTTGGCATAGCATAACCTAAACTTTCATTTATAGGCTTTTCATTATATTCTTTACTTGCGGCTAATTTTTGCTGGTTCATGTTAATTCCTTTTTCAGAGTCTTGAGCATTACTACCATCATCATTTTTTTTACCAAACACAACTACGTTATCTGGTTTCTTTTTATTTTTATCAAGATCTTTTTGTCTGCCTTTTTTAATAAGATCTGCAACAAATATTTTTTCATCCTGTGTAGTTGTAGGTATTCTATTATCTATACCATACTTTAAAATTTCCTCTTCTGACGGCTCGTATTCTGCTGGTTGAGAAGGACTTTTTCCAGCATCACCTTGTTTATTAATAATGTGTTTTTCTGGTGACATAGTGGAGTGCAAGTTGTCTATAACTTTATAACCTGCCACACCAGCATCTGCTAAAATATCAGTCAGATGTGAAAGAAGTTTTTTAATTGCAGGCATAAATCTTTTATTAATACCCTGATCATTTTCTATTCTTTTTAAGGCTTGCCTTGCTAATGATGTTAAATTAATATCTCCTCCCATCATTAGCATTAAAATATTGTTATCTATCTCATTAACAGATGTAAATTCTTTTAATGTTTCAAGTTTAGATTCTAACATTGACATATCTTCAAAGTCTGTACTTTGAGTTAATGCTGTAGCATCTGGCTCTGGATTATTCATTTCTTTAGATGCTAGTTCTAACATTCTAGCAAATTCATTCGATTTACTGAAATCAGTAAGAGCAAAATTAAAAAGTTTTAATTGATTTGCTACATCTTTAGAAGCCTGGTCAGACTTTTTAGATACTACATCGTCGGATCTTTTAAACTGATTGGCACTTACGCCAGGGCTTACTGCTCTAGCAACTCTCATTTGACCTTGAGAGGCTGAATCTTCAGCAAACTTTTTGTTTATCATATCCGACAATTTCATTTTAGACAATACCTTTTAGAGATTGGCTATGATTAGCAACTTGTTTCTGGCTCTCTGCTCCTCTACCCATGTTAGGTAATCCGTGTATTTGAGCTCCAAGTTCTTCTAAATCTTTGCCCATTAATTGTTCTTTGTCTGGATAATTACGGAAATAATCTGCACCTTTTTCTGCCTTAATTTTATTAAGCTCGTCTAGGAATTTTTTGTTAAATTCTTCACCGAAATGTGCTTTAGCAAAATCTAAATCTTCATTTTGCTTTTCGTAATGTGCTTGTTCTTCATTGTTTAGGACTGCATCTTCTTCACTTACTTGTCTGTCTTTATTAGCCTTTGCTCTTTCTTCTGCCATTTCAGATTCAATTCTTCTAGGATCTTTAACATTGTATGCAAGTATTCTTTCGTGTGGAAGATTTAAATTTATAGAACACCAAACTTCAAGTATTCTCTCATTTACAGGATATTTAAGTACAACATCTGTACTACATACTTCTGATGTGCATTGTGTTCCTTTTACTCTGTAAAACTCCTGTGGATTTTCCTGTATAGGTGTTCTTTTAAAAGGTGTAATGCTTACTAAGTTATATTTTGCTAGACATTTTTCTAGCATGTCCATTTGATCAGAACCACAATCTGCGGCAAATTTTAATCTATAGCCATACTCTTTGTTAAATGATTCTGCAATATAATTTTTGAGTTCCATAAAATGTCTCCGTTATAACACTTATTTATCATATTTATCAAAATTTTTATAAATATCGACATGCATACAGACAAAGATACAAATATTAAGGTTCGTGAGCCTCAAAATCCTAAAGAAGGAGAATACACATTAGATAATAAAGGTAATTTAGTGGTATTTAAAAATGGCAGATGGGTAGATTTTACAAAATTATCCGTTGCCACTTCCGCCTTTTATGATTCTGAGTAAATCATTTCTATCAAAAACAGTTGCTTGAACAGTTTCTTCTGCGGTGCCTTTGTCACTAAACTTATCAATCCTTGCTTTTTTCAGCATAAGATCTATTTGTTGTAATTTTGCTTTTGTCTTAGCATCACTGGCATCTAAAGCAATTTTTAGCATGTTACTTGCTTCTGCAAATACTTTACCAGCCGCCATATCACTAACATTCATACCTAAATCCATAAGTTGTTTGTAACTGTTTAATGCCTCTTTGGCAATGTCATTCATTTCAACTTCGTGATCTTCTAGTCCTTTTATTTCTTTAAATGCTGAATTAATTTTTTCACTAATAGATAGTGCGTGTTGAGTTTCTTCTATTACTTTATGAGTTTCTTCTTTAGAAGGTACAACTTCTGTAACTTCTTCAATAGGTGGCAAATTGAACTCTTCTTCTAGTTTCTTAGTCATAACAGTATTTATTACTTACGTTTTTTAGTTACTCTTTGTTTAGGCTTTCTTGATTTGTTATTTCTGAATATTTGATCTTCATTTATCACTTTAAATCTAATACCTTTACGTTTGCACCATTCTTGTGCAGATGTCCATTTTGCGGCATTAATGGCTGTTTGTATTTGTTGTCCTTGAGTCCTAGCACTTTCCATTGTAGTTTGATTTCTGGGTTTGATTTCTACAAGTTCTACATGGTTGTTGCCATTTTTATCAGTATATTGAATCATAAAATCTGGTACATAATGATGATACTTTCCGTCCATGGGACTTCTGTAAGGTATCTTTACATTTTCACTTGCCCATTTATGAATATTAGGATGGTTATCACACATTCGCATAAATGCTAATTCCCAACTACTTCTGTATGTAGGAAATTTTTTACCCACAAATTTTTGAGGATTTTGTACTTCGTATGTTCCTGATGCGAATTTTAATGCCATACTAGTATTTATGGCTTGATCAATAATTTTGCTTTGCTACGAGAATTAATTTTTGGTATCTTTAAGTCTATTTTGTTGCCAGATGGCCTTAAACTATTCATGGCCGTATAAGCATCTACAGATAATTTTAATGTGTTTTCATTCATGTCAAAATATGTCATAGGACTTAAATTTTGTACTTCAGCAACTTTTATCAATACTTTTGCCATTGCTCTTGCATTAGCCTTCTTAAAACCTATGCTCTCTAATTTTGTTTGAACTACAGAAAGAGTTTCTGGATCTATTGGTGTGCCTTTTGGAGATGCAATAAGTTCTAAAATAGATGAACTTGCCTCAGGTAAGGGAAACTTTACACTGGCATTATCTATATAAGCAACTAATGTATCTTGCACAATTTTGTAAGATATTTCGTTTCCAAATGTATTGTAAATATTGCTACTCATATTCTTCTCTATGTACTTGGTGGGGGACCAGATGGTGCTGGTGTATTACTGTCGCCACTACTAGGTTCAGACTCCGCTCCTCTTTCTGGTGCATTTTGAACATCTTTTAATTTATCAGAAGCGGCATTGGCCAGACCTTGTAGTGCATAATTTTTTAATGCATCGCTAACATCATTGCCTGTCATTTTTGCAAGAAGAGCTGTTTGCAGTAATCCTTTTCCTATCCCATCATTAGGATCTAATGACCATGCATCATCTATAGCACCATATGTACTTATAGTAGGAGTGGTGCCTCCTTCTTCTTCTGATGTTTGATCAGTACTAGCATTTTCTGACGACGTGTTATTTCCTTCACCTTTAGGTAAATCTGCTTGAGGTTGTGATGTTCTTCCTCTTGTTCCAAAATCGTTAGTATGTTCTCCAAGGAATTGCATATCTATTGGATCTGAAACTATACCTAATGGCTTTACTAAAACCGTATCATTCTGGAATCTTAATCCATTTACCATTTCAAATCTATCTAAATCAACTGGTGTTAATTCAAAGTTTGCAAGGTCATATGTAGTAAAGTTTTCGTAATCAAACTCAATTGTAAATTCTACTGCTTCGTTACTTGCATAATCCATATCGCCAAAATTAAAATTATTAATAATGGGATTAGTCATGCTATATTGCACACCACGTTTTCCGTGATACATAATAATATCTATTCTTTCAAAAAATTGTTTATCTCTTTGTAAATTAAAACCTGCTTCACCACTTTTAAATGATGTTGAAGAAAAACCTGAATTAATATTTTCCAAACTAGGATTAGTGTAAAGATGAATATCTCTATCACCTTCTGAATTTTTATTTCTTGGATTCATAAAAAGATAAGAAAAATATCTCATCAGTAATTGTAACCATTCGTTATTAATAGTATCAAATACACTTACTGAGACAGGAGCATATTCAACACCTGTCGTTACAATACGTTTTTTGTTATACTGATTTCTAACTTGGTTTCTAAATGTTACTTGTGGAAGATTTGCTCTTCTTACCAAACTAGTTATGTTAGTTTTATATGTGTGATTTTCAATATCTAGAAATGACGCCAAATTTCTGTTAAAAACAAAATTCACGTATCCTTCAAATTTGACACGTGGTGGATTGACGTCAGGTCTAAATCTGTAATTGTTACGGAAGTCTCTGGCGTAGAATTTATTTTTGGCGTTCTTGCCTAAAAATTTAAGAAATTCCATACCAGAGCCACCTCAAGTTATCCTTAGACGCCGACTGTTGAACCGGTGCTTACTGTATCTGGGAATGGATTTCCTGCTACTGTTCTGCCGTTGATATCGTTATCACCTTCATAATGAGTTGCGTTATCATAACGTACCTGCATAGTAACTGTTACTTGCTCGTTAGTAGAGTAATCACCATCACTGTAATCAACGTTTGTTAAAAAACAACCTTCAAGGAACCATACCTCTGTAGCACCTGCATTAACACCATCCAATACTTCTATTTGCATGTCAAATTTGTAATCTGAACCTGCGGCTGGTGTAGTTTGCTGGAAGTGGTTCAACTGTCTTTGAATCTGTGAGCCCACAGCCTTTGCTACTTGGTTAGTAATATCGTCCCTTATTGTTACACTGATTTGTTCCCAAGCATGTTTTCCTTGTAGGTAACTTCTTGAGTTGTAACTATCTATAATTATTTCTTCGTAAGTAATTTTAGGTCTAGTAACGTTTTGTACGTTTTGAGTCAATATTTTTGCCTCTGGATTTCCGCCAAAGTTATTTAAAAAACTAACTCTAAATCTATACTTCAGTTTCGGCATTAAAATACCGGAACCAGTTGCACCCGTTACCGGAACTCCAAACTTACTCTTAGTTTCGTTTGTTGCACTTGATACTGCCATATTGTTCTCCTAGAACTAAATTATATGCAAATATTTATCATTTCTAGCAGAAAACTATTAACAAGTGTTTTAATTAATCATAAAAAAAGGGCAATTAAATGCCCTTTATATGGAAGTTTAAATAAGATTATACTGCTTCTTTAATCCTATTTACTGCAATATCTGAACTTTCAGGAAATACTTCTGCATATCCCCAACCAGCAACCTGAAAATATTTTGTGCCTTCATCAGTAACTTCAGCAACAATATCTCCAACTGATAGTGAATGCATATCTCTATACTCTATTACTTCACCATTTTTTCTAGTTACAGTTTTCATACCATAACCAAATACATGATTATCAAAAACAATGTCTTCTTCAGAGTCTTCATCATAGTAATATCCATTAAGAATTTTAAATACTTCCTCTTTGTTCTGAACTAAGTATGAGTTGTCAGGTGCATCTATACTATTATCATATGAACCTTTTATAAGGCCACCATTTTCTTTTACACTACAAACTTTAGTATAAAAAGAAAAATCTTCAGGCTTAAATTTGCCTCTGTTACTCATTGTGTTTCTCATATGAGCTTCATATATAGGGTATTTTTCTTCTGCACCTTTGTGGCCACGATCGTTAGAATTAACGTAATCATGTACTTCTGTGTTTATTTTGATTTGATAAATGTCGTATTGCATAAAAACTCCTACCTTTTTATTTAAAATATACAACTATTATAGCAAACATCCTGTTTTTGTCAAGCCTTAAATTTAATAATTATAAATAAATATGTAAGAATTAATCTTACAGACATACATACACACACAGGAGGATTATTATGTCAAATCAAGGAAAATCAGGGTTCGAAATCAGAGCCGATCTATTAGGTCAAGCACAAGGAATACTTGAGCAAAACTACGAAAGAAGCAGAGACGCGGTGTTTAGTCACAACGACTCATTCCCAGAAGATAAACAAGAACTGCCAGTTACAACAATAACAGCGGCTGATGTTATCGCTACTGCGAAAGAACTTTATGACTTTGTTACTGAGAAGT